ATAAGGAAGGCAATCGCACCCGGTGGTGCGGCCGGGCTTCAAATCCTGTTTTTGCTTTGTTCGTCAATGGTCTATGTTGGCCAAAGCTGGTCATTGCACGTTTCCTGCTCCGCTCTACCGGCCTTTAATGGGTAGTGTAGGGCTATGATTTCGACACTTTTCGACACTTTCTGCTCTAGATCAATGCCTACTGCTGTGGATGGCATTTTAATTTCATTCTACCTAGCAGGAACTTCAGGTAGGCACACTATTGAGGAGGTTATATGGCAATTTATGTGGCCCCTGGGGGCATTGTTGGACGGGATGGAGGTTCTTTCCAAGAAGTCTCTATGAACACACAGACTCACACAGTACTAGCCCACTATGGGCGCTACTGTACTATACGAGATAATGAGCAAGCTCCTCCGACTAGCAAGCCAAATCGTCATTGGCTGCAAATATTCAGAACACCCGATAACACGGAATAAGGCTAGCTGCTAACTGCGCACTCTGCCGTAGGGCTTTATCCTAGAGCCATTGAGTGCGCGAATTGTCTATCAGAATAGCAAGGCGGAAAAAATGAACGAATGGGAATATCTTTGGGATCATTTCAAGTTCAACGCCGAGCAGCGCCTTAAAGCCTTTAACTTTTTTGTTCTTCTTTCAATATTCGCAAACGGCGGAGTTTTTACTGCCATTGAGAAAAACTTTCATCCCCTTATCATTTTATTTTTAGGTATCTTCATTATAGGCCTCTCAGTGGTTTTTCTTTTGGTAGACCTAAGAAGCCAGCATCTTTTAGGATTAACCACTCCAGGACTAAAGCAACTTGAGAAGGCTTTTCCAGAGCACAGCAGGTTGTTCGAAATAGACTCTAAAAGGAGATTCAAAATCGTACGATACAGCGTCGCATTTCATTCGCTTATTGTATTCCAGCTTCTCTTTGGCTTGGGCGTTTTGCTATTTTCCGGTGCAAGCTTAGCTTGCAGTATAAAAATTAGCTAAACGATGAGTCCTTAGCCCGCAGCAGCAACTTTCAGTAGCAAATTTGCAAGCCCAGCCAGCAACCCGCCCAAACCCAAAGCGGTGGTTTGGATAATATTCTTTATCCCGAAAACGGCTTCAAGAACGGTTATTACCGTCAATATAAGTATATATTTATTTGTTTTTGCCTGAAGCGACGCAAGTTTTCCCTCAATAAATACACTTACACCAAAAGTGTTCATTTCTCGGTGCTGATTGTCTCGCTGGTGGCTTGAATCGTATTGAAAGGTTAGAAACTCCTGGTCGTCTGACAAAGGAATTACATTGCAGGAGAACCAGAACGCACCTTCTAGCTTCAAAGTAAAAGCATCAAGCTCAAGAGTATGTGAGTCTTTGGGATTTAGTGAACCAAACTGGATATCGCTTTCTGAACTCGTCCCCATACTGCAAGCATTTGAGAAAAATAGCGCTTCTTGGATTCTTCCACCCTCACATATCACGTTTGATATATTGGTTATCCTTACGTAGCAGCGGAAAGGCACCCCTTGTATTGGACTATCCAAGAATTCTTTTTCGAAAGGTAAGCGTTTTCCGCTCTTCTTAAATAGCAGCTCAATACGAAGCTTAACGGTCTCTTTAATTCCAGGGAGATTTTCCATAAATTCCGAATTATCCATCTAATCCTCTAATCGACAATGCCGACCGCATGCAATAAATTCCCAAAAAGCCCGCTAGTTCCGCACATTCAAATTTACACTAGCCTTGCAGTTCCGACGCTCAATGCTCCCTTCTCTATGAGGGCAAAAATCGCTCAACCGTGATTCTTTTCCTACAACGACAATTTCTTTTTGCCGGGGCTGAATCGTAACGGCCGGCTCTGGAATAACCCGAGTAGCTGGAACGATATTGGCCGCACCTTGAGGAACGTAGTTCTTGTCGTTGAATACGGTTTGCTTGGGCGGTGGTTCTGCCGTAGCGGCTTGGGGCTGGGGCGTTTGCGGCTGAGGCGTTGCACCTCTTGCGGCCACTTCCTCTACTACCCTGTCCCAATCCTTGGTCGCTGCCGGCTCCGCTCGCGTGATCTCGGCGACGGGGGCTGGCTTGGGTTGGACGCGCTTATCGGCGATGCCCTGGGCGGTGCCTTTGAGGAATGCCGAACTCACCATCTGTAGCGCGGCCAGCATGATCGCGGTGCCGATCAGCCCTGGTATCAGCCATGCTACGGCTCTCTTGCGCGGGCGCCTTCTTACGTAGTCCGGGGCGTCGTTCCATTCAGCCTTCATATCTCCCTCTCCCTGTCCGTCGGGCGTACCAGCGCCTAGTCACTTCCTTGGTGATCGCTATCCCGCGTCTTGACTGGTCAAGTTTCGGTTGGCCTCGTCGTACTCAGGGCTTACCTGTCCGCACTCGGGGGCAATCTCGCCACTGGCGATCCACAAAGCGTATTGCGGGAACAGCTTCACCACAGCGTCGATCTCGGCGTCTGACACGCGCGCCTTTCCGTTGCGGATGTTCCCCCAGCGGTATCGGTCGATGCCGGTTTCCCGCTCGAACCAAACGCTAGTCCTTTCCTTGTTGAAAAGGCTTATAAGCCGATCTCTTATCATTCCGAAACGATCTACTAAGTAGATTGTACTGAGTAGCCACTATGTCATACTGGCGGCCGTGAGTAGATGCTACTAAGCAAATATAGCGTCTGTTATAGACCAACATAGTGCAACAAAGGCCAAGGACATGGAAGGAAACCTACCGCCGATAGACCTGCTCAACGCGCCCCCGGTCATGCCGTGGCGCCAGTTCGCGGACTGGATTCGCATGGGCGATGAACACGACGTGGTGTGGGGCTGGATTCGTAACGGCTACATCCCGTCCCACAAGGTCGGCAAGTACGTGATGGTCAACGTGGCGCTGCTGGTTAAGCAGCTCATGGAAAAGGAGTGGGACACATGATCCGCGCCGCTCACGGAAAGCCAGGGGATGGGATGACCTATGTCGAAGCCGACCAGCTATCTACGCCTTCCGCACGCCCAGGACTGCGACTGCTCTGTCTGCTGGTCCAGACGCGAAATGGCGAAACACGCTCCCTCCCCGTCCACACGCTGCGCCCAATGCCGCCCCGCCTCTGCGCGGCCGATTCGCACGCTGCAAATGGGCCGCGTCGGTGGTGCCTGGAAGCCTCTGGTCTCGGAGTGGACAGTGGAACCGGCCTATATCTGCGAGAAGCACACGCCACCCGACCGCCCCGCGAAGTGGTGGAGCGTTGTGCTCGACACTGGCAGGCCAACGCCTTTCGTCCCGATCCACGAACCGTTCGAACTGGTGGGGTGATGGCATGAACGTCATCACCGCGCTGCTCGTGCTTGGCCAGTCCCTGACGGTGATAGCCATCGGAGCAATTCTCACCGCCATGCCGCGACTCGGATTTGATCAGGTCCAGGGCCGCGCTCCCGGCTCGTCGGATCACGCTTCACCGATCCGGCGAACGGAAGCACGGGCGGAGCGCACCCTTGACCCTGCACGAACAGAAACAGCCTCCGCTCGTGAGTGTGGGGCAGCTTCACCGCCCCGCGCTCCCGAGCCCTCGGCGGCAAGAGTGGGATGACAAGGGCAAAGCCCTTGGTGTTAACCAACTAGAGAACACGCACAACGCGAAGTTTTAACAGGTAGGCCAAGTAACAGATCGCCTCGGCGAACTTGCGAGTTCACCGGTTCGGGATCACTCGGCCTGCAGAAAGCAAAGCAGCGCAATAAAGCGCAACTAGAGAGAGGAAACACAAATGGCACGTTCGATCATGGAAGTTGCATTTCTCAGCGCCGAGAAAGTCGAGTTCGACAACGTGAAGCTGGTGAAGCTGTTTGTCGGTGACGAGCCGGACGGCAAGCGTGACCTCGGCATTTCCATCCTGTCGATGAATGTCTCCGAAGAAGCCCTGGACGAAGTGTGGTCCGCCTGCGAAAGCCTCGATGTGCTTGAACCGATCCGCGTCACCACCGAGATCGAGCGAGGCTCCAAGAACGCCGGCAAGTTCATCGTCCTGCACGTTGAACCCGTGAAAGCGGCCGCTGCTCAAGCCCCCAAGCCGACCCAGCAACCGACCCCAACCGCCAAGCCAGCCGGCACCCAGCCGGACCCGGCCAAGGCCAACTAACCGGGAGGGGGCGGCCATGCTGATCGATGACCGGGTGTACTGCGACTGCTGCGGGAACGACATGGGCAAGCTCATGGCGCTGCCCGCGCCGCAAAGCGACCTGCTGCCCGACCTCAGCCTGCCGCCCCATTTCGCCGTCTGCCCTGACTGCGAACCCTCCGAACAAACCGCCGACCTTGAGCAGGCCGGCGAATGAATTTCCTCGCCTGTGACGGTGACTGGCTGCAAGGCGCCGATGGTTCGCCCATCTGCTCCGGCTCGCTGGTCGCCCTCACGGTCGAGGAAATGCAAAGCCTCTACGGCTCTGCACTGACCTGGGACCAAGTCTCCGAGCTGCAAGGCGAAGCGATTGTTCTGTTCGCCACCGTGTTCGGCTTCCTGGTCCTGAAAAAAGCCCTGAAACAGTGAGGTATCAACCATGCAACTGAACAAGCACTTCATCAAGAAAATCGGCGTTGGCGCTGCTGTCGCGCTCTCCACCCTGGCCGGCTCCGTCTACGCCGCCGTGCCGGCCGAAGCCACCGCGGCGCTGGATACCGCGGGCACCGACGTTGGCACCATCGGCTGGGCCGTCTTCGCCGTGATCATCGCCGCGATGGCGTTCAAGTACATGCGCCGCGCCCTGTAACCGGGGTTTTGCGCACTGCATGTGCCGAAGCAAACAAACCCCGCTCCGGCGGGGTTTTCTCTTCCAGGGAAACGCCAATGAGCTACGAACTGTACGTCCTGATCCTCACCACCCTGGCGTTTTATCTCGTGTTTTTTGGGCGGGTGTAGATATGGCCAGGTTTGTATTCGCGGTATTGGCGTCCTTGCTTTGGCATTCGACTGCGAATGCCGCAATAACCTGGAGCAACGAAGAAGCCAAGTTGTTCGGCTATACCTCCGTGCCTTCGATATGTCGTGCGGCTGAACCGTTCATCACTGGTGCATCCGGTAAGCCGTCTTTTTACTCATTTCACGAAATGCGCACCTCTGATGCCCGCTGTAAGTTTGTTGACGCGAACGGTTCGGGCTCAGGTGAGCTTTACGTAAAAAAGAATGGCACCGAGTGCGACCCCGGCCAGACTTATGATCCTAGTATCGGTCAATGTGCCGCCCCACCGAGCGCATGCGAAGCCACCATCGGGCAGGTCGTCACCCACGAACACAAGATGAAGGAAGCGGTTGGTCAGCCGGTGATCGAGCCGCCTGGATCGGTTTGCGCCAATAGCTGCCAGTACGCCTTCGGCTTCACTCCGGCCAGCAACGTCTACGTCTACAGCAGCGGCAACCCGCCGGGCGTGTTCGGTGTGTACAGCTACACCGGCAACGGCATCGAATGCAACGAAGACACCCGCAAGCAACCGGCCAACCCCGGCCAGCAGACCGATCCCGACGAAACCCCGACGCCTGACCCCGATAACCAATGCCCGTCCGGCTACGTCTGGAACGGCACCTTCTGCAGCAAGGAACCGCCCCCGCCATGTGATCCCGAAGTCGAGGTAGGCGGCTGCGACGACACCGAGAACCCTGATCCCAACGAGCCCGGCGATGGCGATGAGGACGGCGAGGGTGACGGTGAAGGTGATGGAGACGGCGAGGGGGATGGCGAAGGAGACGGCGAGGGAGACGGCGAAGGTGACGGCGAAGGTGATGGCGAGGGCAACGGTGAAGGTGATGGCGAGGCCGAATGCGATCCCGCCAAGGACCCAAACAAGTGCGGTAAGCCCAGCGTAGAAGGCGAAGCCTGTGACGCTGAGGTGAAGTGCACGGGCGATGCCGTGCAGTGCGCGATCCTCCGTCAGCAAAAGGAACTGCGCTGCCACGTCGAAGAACAGGCCGACTTCGAAAAGCACAAACCGGCTATCGAATCCGCCGTCCAGGGCGACAAGTTCAAGCTCGAGGAAGGCGCCGAGATTCAGCTGCCGTCCTTCATCAACCAGGGCACCCGCTTCCTGCCTGCCGCTTGCCCCGGCGCCGAAACCTTCAGCCTGCGCACCGCAGGTGGGCGCTCCTTCCAGCTCAGTTACGAGCCGCTATGCCGCGCCGCCAGTGACCTGAGCGGCCTGTTCGTGGCCGTGGCTACCGTCCTGGCTGCCCTGTACGTGGGCCGCTCCGTAGGAGGTCAGTAATGCAGTTTTTATTCATCGTGCAGATGCTCGTCATCATCCTCGGCCCGCTGGTGAAGATGGTGCTGAAAATGATCGGGTTCGGCTTCGTCTCCTATATCGGCTTCAACATGATCATCGGCCAAGCCCAGGACTACTTGTTCGGGCTGATGGGCGATGTCGGCCCGGTCATCCAGGGGATTCTCGGACTGGCCAAGTTCGATGTGGTGGTGAACCTGTACTTCGCCGCCATCTCCACGCGCTTCATGCTCGCCGGGATCGACAAGGCCACCGACCGCCGTCGCAATCAGGTCTGGCACAAGCCGGGCGGCACCTCCATCGAAGCCTAAGGAGGCGCCGTCATGCTCGTTATCCGCACCGGCAAGCCCGGCCATGGCAAGACCCTGAACACCATCCGCGAAGTCGATCAGAAGGCCCACGCCGAAGGCCGTGTCGTCTACTACCACAACATCAACGGCCTCAAGCCCGATCAGCTGCAAGCGCAGTGGTTCGAGTTTGAAGATCCCGAGAAGTGGTTCGAGCTGCCGAACGATTCGATCATCGTCGTGGATGAAGCGCAGGGCTGGTTCGGCGCACGCGATCCCAGGGCGCGGCCACCGGAGCACATCACCCGCTTTGAGACCATGCGCCACCAGGGCCACGAAGTGCACCTCGTCACCCAGGACCCGCGCTATCTCGATGTGCACCTGCGTCGGCTGTGCAACACCCACATCCACTATTGGCGAGTCTTCAAGTCTGCCCAGCTGCTGCGCTTCGAGTCGGAAGTGGTGGTGGAAAAGGTCGAGCTGAAGACCAGCTTCAAGGATGCCGACAAGAAGTCGCTGCGCCTGGATAAGCGCTACTTCGGCGCCTATACCAGCACCAACGCCAAGCACCACTTCCAGGCCAAGGTGCCGACCAAGTTCCTCCTGGCGATGTGCGTCATCGTCGGGGCCGGCATCCTCGTCTATCGCGCCTATGAGCGCTACGACACCGAGAAAGTCGCGCTCGAAGCCACCAGCAGCGCGCCGGCCGGCAGCATGGTGGATCAGATGCGGGATACGGTCGGAGCCTTCATCCGACCCAGTGCCGATGCCGAACAGGCCGCACCGCTCACCGTTGAGCAGTACCTGGGCAAACGGGTTCCGAGGGTGCAGGACCTGCCGGCATCGGCGCCGGTGTATGACGCACTGACCGAGCCGCAGACCTTCCCCAAACCCGTGTGCATCGCCACCACCGATCGCGATCTGATCAGCCGCAACTACAAGCGCATGCAAGTCGGTGACAGCGATGAAGGGCTGATGGGCTGCCGGTGCAACACCCAGCAAGGCACGCGCCTGGATGTGTCGTTCGGCTTCTGCATGTCGGTCGTGCAGAACGGCTACTTCGACGACACCAAGCCTGATCCACAACCACCACAAGCGCCCATGCAGGCCAGCAATCCGCCTCCGGCATTTGAACAGGCGATCGCCAGCGGCCTGCAGTCAGCCCCTAAAGGCTCGTCCGTGGTCGTGGTGCCCTATGAGAAGGGGAAATTCCTGTGGTGATGACTGTCAGCGCGCGTGCGCTCCGCGCTCTTTGCACGCACGGCGAGGCACGAGCCGGCGTGCAAACGCGCGCGCTGACGTCCCTGTAGCACGTCAGATAAAGCCAGTTGAAACCGTCCGTTATTGGACATTGTTGGAGATTCAAGAATGAGCGTTAAAGACCAAGCGAGACTGGACCACATCACGGGTAACCCGACCGAGCGCGGACGGCTGTTCGTTGATCCTGGTACTGCTGCGATCACCGATCTGTCGAAGGTTCGGTTGCTGCGTTGCGGCGTCGATACGGTTCGCCAGTTGTATCGCGGGCTGATCCGTCCGGAAATCATGGCGCTGTTTGAGAAACCGGGCGCGATGGTGGAGTTTGCTGGCGAAGTCTGGCACTCGGGACGGGTCGGCCGGGACTCTGGCTACCAGTACAAGCTCCAGAACGCCGACCTTGGCTTCATCCTGCTAATCAAGAACTTCAACGCCAAGCTCGAAAACATCGGCCCACACCTGAAAATCGAGGTGTCACCGCACGCCATCGACGCGCTGTCGCCGGAACGTCTGCAAGAGCGGATGGATTACTACGCGGCAGCAGTAATGACCAATCGCGAGCGCAACCAGTGTGCTGTCCATCTTGCACTGGACCTCCAGGGCTGGACGCCTCCAGCTGATCTAGTTGCTCGCCTTCACTGCCGCGCACGCGCAACCCGCGATATCTCGGGCATCAAGGAAATCCAGTGGACCATGGAGTCAGCCACCTATGGCAAGGGCCAATCCTTCCTGTTTGGCTCGGCCAGCGGTGTGCAGCTCGGCATCTACAACAAAACGCTTCAGGCGCGAGCCAATGACAAACTCGACTACTGGGAAAGCGTGTGGCGTCGTCGGGACTCGTTCGATCCTACCGACCCCGACAACTACGATCCGACCCAGGACGTCTGGCGTGTGGAGCTTCGCTACCACCACTCGGTCATCCAGCAATTCGCTAGCGGTTCGATCAGTGCGAAGACCGGTGAGGCCATCGACACGGATTCGTTCGCGGCCTTCTCGGCTCATCTGGACGGCCTGTGGCGCTATGGTCTGAGCCAGTTCAAGCTGATCGCCCGCCCCGGCTACTACGAGCCGATCTGGACGTTAATGCGTGATGACGCAAGGGTCGATCTGCCGGTCGACTCCCTGATCGATGAGACGGAGTACAAGCGGTACTACAAGACCTCTCGAGGCTTCTCAGGCAAGAACGTGGAGTTGTTCCTGGGAAACTTCGTAAGCCTGCTGGCAAGGGAGCGAGTGGGCGCAAAGACCGCTTTTGATCGACTGAAGCAATGGGAATGCTGGCCAGTGATCCGCGACCACTACGCCGCCAAGGATATGAGCGAGCGCGACCTCTACAAGCACATTAAGAACCTGTTGCAGGAACGACACGTACGCTGGGGGCGTGCCGTCTGATGGCGATACAGGCACTTCCTGACGGTCGCTGGCGGGTCGATGTTGAGCCGATCAAGGGCAAGCGATTCCGCAAGACCTTCAAGACCAAGGGCGAGGCTCAGCGGTTCGAGGCTACCTGTCGATCCAAGCTGATCGAAAGCCCGCAATGGTCACCGAAACCAAAGGATCGTCGTCGCCTGTCCCAACTGGTGGAGCGCTGGGGGCGTCTGCACGGTCATTCGCTATCCGACTATGAGGGCCGGCGCGTCATCATGGATCGCATGGTCGAACGGCTCAGAGACCCGGTGGCGATCGTCTTCACCGCTACGGACTTCGCGGAATACCGCGCCAAGCGCCTCTCGTCCGGCATCAGTCCGAAAACGATGAACAACGAGCTGTCCTATCTGCGGGCCATGTTCAACGAACTGCGGCGACTCGGTGAAATCGACTTCCCGAATCCACTGACACCGCTGCGCGCGATCCGGCTGCAAGAGCGGGAATTGTCGTTTCTCGATAAGCATCAGATCGACCGGCTGTTCCAGACACTCCGCAGCATGGTTCACCCACACGTGGAGCTGATCGCCACGATCTGTTTGCTGACGGGTTGCCGTTGGGGTGAAGCGCAAGGGCTCACGATCAGTCGGGTGGGCGATGGCATCCTCCAGTTCGTAAACACGAAGTCGAAGCGTCGTCGCGCAGTGCCCATTAATCCGAAGCTAGCGGAGCGAATACGCCAGCACCTTCGGCAACACGGTGCGTTTACCAACTGCCGGGATCGGTTCGATGAAGCTGTGGTGCGTGCGGGGCTGGGTCTACCTGCCGGACAAAAGTCGCATGTGTTGCGGCATACCTTCGCCTCACACTTCATTGCGAACGGTGGCAATATCCTGACCTTGCAGAAGATACTCGGTCACTCGTCCCTGGCGATGACAATGCGGTATGCGCACCTTGCGCCCGATCATCTGCAAGACGTGTTAGCGTTTGGTCCTGCTAGGGATTTTCGACACTTCTTCGACACTCCCGCCTCTGAGCAGCAGTCGGGGCAGGAAAATCCTTTGTAAATCAATAAGGAAGGCAATCGCACCCGGTGGTGCGGCCGGGCTTCAAA